TTCGGTGCAACTGGAGCAGTATCTTGGCAAACATCAGTTAAGACATCTACATTTACAGCAGTTGCAGGAGAAGGTTATTTTATAAATACAACAGATGGAGCAATAACAGTTAATCTACCAGCAGGTGTTGCAGGAGCAACTATTGGTATTAAAGATTATTTAAATACATTTGATACAAACAATGTAACAGTAGCACCAAACGGTTCTGATAAAATTGCAGGAGATAATTCTAGTGATGGAACTTTAGATACAGAAGGAACATCAGTTATATTTACTTTTATAGATTCAACACGAGGTTGGTTAGTAACAAGTTCTGGTTTAACAGATGATTTACCAACTACAAAATTTATAACTGCAACTGGTGGTACAATTACCACTGTTTGCACAAATTTTAAGGTTCATACTTTTACAAGTCCTGGAACATTTTGTATATCTTGTGCAGGTAATGCAGCTGGTTCAAATAAACTTGCATATACTGTCGTTGCAGGAGGCGGAGGTTCTGGTGGAGCACATGATTCTCCTTGTAATAGAGCAGGAGGTGCTGGTGGTGCTGGTGGTTTTAGAGAGGGAAAATGTTCCTCACATAGTTATACTGCAAGTCCTATAGCAACAACAGGTTTAACAGCTAGTGCTGGAGCATTTCCAATTACGGTAGGTGCAGGTGGTACTGGTGGTATTAGATCAAGTGGTACAGCAGCTACTAATGGATCAACTTCTGTTTTTTCATCAATAACTTCAGCAGGTGGAGGTAGTGGTGGAACTGGAATTGGTGGTCCAAATGGTATTTCTGGTAATGGAGCAGATGGAGGATCTGGTGGTGGAGGTTCTGGTGGTGGAGCTGGTACAACATCAGTTCATGGTGACGGTAATACTCCACCTGTAAGTCCTCCACAAGGTAATGATGGTGGCCCTGGTGTTGGTCCACATGGAGCTAGTGGCGGTGGCGGAGGAGCAACTGCTGCTGGAGTAACAGGATGTGCTTCTGATGGTGGAGCAGGAGGTGCTGGAGCAACAAGTTCAATTAATGGAACTCCAACTGCTAGAGCAGGCGGAGGCGGAGGCGGTGGTGCTTCTGGTGGTGGTGCTTCTGGAGGAACAGGAGGAGGTGGAGCAGGCGGTGCTAGTAACGTAAAAGGAACTGCAGGAACTGTAAATACTGGTGGTGGAGCTGGTGCACCAGGTTTTGGACCTCAAAGTCAATGTGCTGCTAAAGGTGCAGCAGGTGGATCTGGCATAGTAATAATACGATATAAATTTCAATAGGTAACATATGAGTGAATTAAAAGTAAATAAAATTAGTCCAAAAACAGCATGTGGAACAACTACACTTGGAGATAGTGGAGATACGTTTACTATTCCTGCAGGTGTAACAATAACAAATAATGGAACACAAACAGGTTTTGGTAGAGAAGGTTCTGTTAATTGGCAAACAAGTAGTATTAAAACATCTACATTTACTGCAGCTAGTGGTGAGGGTTATTTTGTAAATTCTGGAAGTGCTTTAACAATGAACTTACCAGCAGGAAGTGCTGGGGCAATTGTTTCAGTTTCAGATTATGCAAGAAATTTTGAAACATATAATTTAACAGTAAGTCCTAATGGTTCAGAAAAAATTGGTGGAGTTGCAGAGGATGCTAAATTAAATGTCAATGGCCAATCAGCAACTTTTGTTTACGTTGATTCTACTAAAGGATGGATTAACGTACAAAATGCAGAAGATACAGAAACAGGACAAAGTTTTATGACAGCAACAGGTGGAACAATTACAACTTCAGGAAATTGCAAAATTCATACATTCACAAGTCCTGGAACTTTTACAGTTTGTTCAGCTTCATTACAACCAGTTAATAATCAAGTTTCATACATTGTCGTAGCAGGTGGTGGCGGAGGTGGTTGGGACGTTGGCGGTGGTGGTGGAGCAGGTGGATTTAGAGAAAGAAAAAGTCCAGCAACTCCATACACAGCTAGTCCTATAGAGGGAGCAGCACCAATAACTGTTTCAGCAACTGGGTATCCTATAACTGTTGGTGCAGGTGGAGCTGGTTCAACAGGTAGTTATCCAACAAATGCAGCTCCAGGGAGTAATTCAGTATTTTCAACAATAACATCAGCTGGTGGTGGACTAGGTGGTTCATACCCTAATGGAGATGGTGGTAATGGAGGATCGGGTGGAGGTGGAGCTGGTCATAATCAACCAACTTCTGGTGGAACAGGAAACACACCTCCTGTTAGTCCATCACAAGGAAATCCTGGTGGAGATACACCAGCCGAACTCGCTTCTACAAGCACAACTGGTGGTGGCGGTGGTGGAGCAACAGCAACTGGCTCAACTGCACTTTATCCAGCACCAAATACATTTACTCCAAGAGCAGCAGGTGCAACAACTTCTATAACAGCATCTCCCGTAGAATATGCACAAGGTGGGAGAGGGGCTTCAGATGGTGCACCAAATCAAGCAGCAGGTGGAAATAACACAGGAACTGGAGGTGATGCAGCAGGAAATAATCCATCATTGAGTCCAGCAAATACTGGAGCAGCAGGTGGATCTGGAATAGTTGTAATAAGATATAGATATCAATAATAAATAAATAAATAGGAGAAAACAAACATGGCACATTTTGCAAAACTAGGAGCTAACGGTAAAGTTATTCAAGTATTAACACTTGATAACAAAGACATGCTTAATGCTGATGGTATTGAAGATGAAGCTGTTGGTCAACAGTATTTGGAAAGGCACAATAACTGGCCTGCACAAATGTGGATCCAGACTTCTTACAATACATCAGGAAATAAACATAATTCAGGTGATGATTCTAAAGCATTTAGAGGAAATTACGCTGGTATAGGTTATTCTTGGGATGAAGATAATAATATCTTTTGGCCTAAAAAACCGCATGCATCCTGGGTAAAAAATACAGAAGATGCTAGATGGCAATCACCAATTGGTGATGCACCAGCATTGACTGCAGAACAACAAGAGCAGAATGAAGCTGATACTCATAGTTGGCGTTATTCTTGGAACGAAGATAACCAATCTTGGGACTTGTCAGATTCAAAAGCATAATAAAATATACCTCTCAAAAACATTGACTTTTTATAATAGGAGTGTATAATAGATAGGTATATGAACAAAAATACATTGTCGGAAATAGCATTGTATCATGGTGACATTGCTATGCCAAAAAATTTTGAAATAGATCGAGATAAATTAAGCACGGATATTTTACAATCTGATATTACAGATTCACCTTTTCCATTTTCAAGAAACTGGGATATGCTTAATACTTATATGAGAGATCATTTTAGTCTTAACTATGGACAAACTTTAATAAATAAATCTACTTGGGGTAATATTTATAAACCAAATGAAATAAGTATTCCGTTATTAAATGTTGATCCAGTAGATCTTAGAAACTCTCCAGATTTTACTTTTCTTTATGGAGTTAAGGTTAGTAATTGTAATGTTAGAATACATTATGAAGATAACAGACGTAAAGGTAGAAGCTGGGATATTAAATTAGAAAATAATAAATTTATTATGTTTCCCTCAACATGTATGTATTATATAACAAATACACAAGGGGATAGTTTGAATTTTGTTCAAACAATAACATATGAATATATCTAATTATTATTGGTATTTTAAATCTGCATTAACACCTAAATTTTGTGATGATGTAATACAATATGCATTACAGAAAAAAGAAGTTATGGCTAGAACAGGTGGTTATGGTAATAAAAAATTAAATAAAGAAGAAATTAAGAATTTACAAAAAAAAAGAAAATCAGATTTAGTATGGCTTGAAGATACATGGATATACAAAGAATTGCATCCGTATGTTCACCAAGCAAATAAATCAGCTGGTTGGAATTTTCAATGGGAAAGATCAGAGGCCTGTCAATTTACAAAATATAAATTAAACCAATATTATGATTGGCACTGCGATAGTTGGGATAAACCCTATGATAGACCAGGTGCACCTGATCATGGTTGTATTAGAAAATTATCTATGACATGCC